GTTTCTTACGCTTGTCTAAATCACGTACAGCTTTCGCATAACTTTTTGCAGCAGCGGTGTATAAATTCATGTGGTTATCCCCCTAAAAAACTTCCGGCAAACGTCTTACTAAGTGTAGACATGTCAGTAAACAACATAGTACTTACAAGATTACCAAAAGATTTAGATGATTCTGCATCAATCATCATCTTACGTTCTTCAAGTGATAACTGTTCTTTTGCAAGCTGCATTAAACGTTCCTGTTGGTTCTCTGCACTTGTCCATGCCCATTCCATCTGATCACCATACAATCCCCACATATTATTGTAGGCAGTGTTAGAGATGTCCAGTGTGTTGATAGCATTTAATTCGTTTGCACGGTTAATAGCAGCAGTATCCTGTGTTGCAATCTCTCTACGCCATGTTGCATTTGACTGATCAACTACTAACTGGTTCTGTGCATTAAACTGTTCACGGTTGTTTTTCATCTCAGCATTAAACTGACTAGCTGCGTTTATTTGTCCAGCATTAAAACGTTCTTGTGCATTCTGTTGTTCACTATTGTGCATATTAATAGTAGAATTTAAATTACTATAGAACTGATTAGCTTGGTTCTCAGATTGTGCATTAAACTGACGTGAAGCATTTACAGCAGCTTGGTCAGTAAGCATAGAGTTAATAACTTGCTGCGACTTAAACAGTTCTGTCTGTTGTTCGTTAGACAGGTTTGCCATATCAAGCTGTAAGAAGTTTTGAGCATTTTGTACAGCAGTCTGTTGACGATTGTTCAGGTTACCCATGTCTAGGTTAGCTAGTGCAGATGCCTCCGAAAGAACCATAGCTTGACGGTTAGACAAGTTCTCTAAGTTCATTGTCTGTACTGAACGAGCATTCTCTAGCTGAACCTGTTGGTCAGCAGTAAAGTTCATATTAGCAATGTCACTAATCTTACTTGCGTTTAGTACACGTGTCTGGAACTCTTGGTCAAACTCTTGTCCAAGGAATGTTGCACGTTGTTCTGCTGCAAGCATAGCACGTTGTTGACGATTTGACAAGTTCTGTGCTTCAAACTGTGCCACTGTAGCTGCATCAGCTTGTGCAATTGGTAACGCACTTTCCATGGCTGCCTGTACAATAGCTTGTCCTGCCATTGAGGAAGCACTAAGACCACGAGCAGCCATCTGTTGGTTAGCTAGACGTACAGCACCAGCTGCCCATGCAGGGGGTGTAGTACCCTCAAACTGTTCCATCAAGCCTACAAGTTGACCTTGTACTGTAGCTTTCTCTGAAGGTGTAGCAGTTGCTGCATCAATCTGTTCAGTAAACTTAGCAGCTTTAGTTGCATCTGCGGCAGCACCTGATACTAGCTCACCGTCTTGTATCTCACGCTGTACCTCATTCTCCATAAGAGTAGCAGTACCTTGTGCAGCACTAAGATCACCTACCATACTTGCTGTAGTCATAGCTGCAGTTACTTTAGCACGTGCATCATCTTCATCTGTTTGTGCAGACTGCAGTGCTTGTGTTTGTGCAGCCACTTTATCTGCGGCAATATCTGCTTCATACTTAGCTGTATCAGGTTGATCTACATTTGCAGCTAAATACGTATCCGCTAATGCAACTTCACTTACGCCAAACTCACCAGATACCTGACCACTACCAGCCTCAATAAACTGTCCGGGTTGCTGTTGAATACGCTGTGCTTCAACACGAGTACCTTCGGGCAACGTAGGATCAGTTGCACGTTCAGTCATTACGTCTTTAATTGTTTTCTGTGTGGATTGATAAAGTGGCTGAAGTTGTTGCAGACGACCATAGGTGTCTGACACTTCTTTGCCTTTAGCTTCTACAAGTTCTTTCAGATAAGGATCATCTGGATTGGCTGCAGCTTGTTGTTGCAGACGTTGTAGTTCTAAGTTTTGCTGTGTGTAGTTTGACTGTGCATTGGTATACTCTTGTTCAATATTTTCAATGTCACCAGTTACACCACCAGTAGTTGACTCTGTAAGGTAGTTACGATACGCATCTTGTTGTGCTTTATTTTGTTTGTACTCTGTGCTATCTTTAAATTCGTTAATTTTGTTAGCAATCTCAGTACGAATAAATTCAGGTTCAGTATCAAAATTATTGATAGGCCCAACTTCCATAGTTGTACCATCTTTATATGTAATTTTATACTTTCTACTTCCTAGACTTTCTGTTGTAAAATCTGTAGGGTCTTCAGGTAACTTACCACTTTCAAACATTTGAGTTAGGCCAGTTGTAGCCCAAGCGGGTTGACCTGCAGTAAATCCAGTTATAAATTCTTCACTTAATGGCTCAGGCATACCTTGTGATGGATCATACGCAGTAGCTTGATTATCTTGTGTCCACTTTTGAAAGTCTACACTTGTCAAATCAGTACCAACAGTACGGCCTGTATCATCTTTAATTGTAAAGAGCATACGAGTTGTGCCATCAGCTTGTTGTACAGGTCTACCTGAAAAAGTAAAACTACCTTGAGGTGTTTGTAATAACTGTGTACCCTGTGTAGTTTTTGGTGTTTCAGGTTGAGGAGTAGGTTGAGGCTGCTCAACAGGTGGTTCCACAAGCAATGCAGGTTGACCATATCCTGGTGTGTCAATCTTTGGTTGACCTACAGGCTTGTCAATAGGTTTAGTAGGCATTGTAGTCGCAGGTGGTTCTGTAATCTGTGGTGTGGTTACATTAGTACCCATGTCGTACACAGTCGGTGTGGGTGTAGGCATTTTACTTACACCAAATCCTTCTACAGGTGTAGGTGTTATGTCTGTGGGTTTAGGCTGTTCAGGTGTAGGTGCAATAATAGGAGTTTTAGGCACTCCCATACCACCTTCCTGATACTTACGTACTGCACCACCCTTAGCCATAGTCATAGCAGCTTGTTTAAACTGATCCATCTGTGAACGTTTGTCAGGGTTCTGTTCTAAGTACTGTTGAAAGCCAGACATGTCACCAGTATAACCTAGCGTACCTGCAATACGCTGCATGGCATCTGGTTTAAAACCACCGAATGTAGGATTTTTAATTTGATTAATCATGTCTATGCCTTATTTGTTTAGTGTCATCCAGACAGCACCTGCTATAAATGTTAGTACACCTACCGTTGTTATTTTTACTACCGTAGTCCAAATACCTTTACGGGTATCTCGCCACGCTTCTAGTAGGCTACGCATTTCGGTGATGTCCTTTTGTGCTTGGTCATCTAACAGTCCAATAGAACGTAAGGCTTCCTTTGCCCCACGTCTAGCTGCACGATCTAGCATATCTTCTATTTCATCTGCTGTTAGCTTAATGTCAGACATAACCTACACTCTATGGTTTAGTAGGCCAGTCAGCCTCATCCAAGTGAGGCCAGTTAGCGTGGCTTGTGATGTTACGCAGTGCTTGACGGTAAGCTGTTTGTTCAGCGGTCATAGTACGGTCAGCTACAGCCCACCAATCTGTTGTGTCTAACAACATATTACGTCTTTCTTTTGCTCCATTTGTAACATTTAAAAGCTCTAAAGCTTCTGAATCCGCAATTTGTTGTGCAACCGTTACTGTGTTACCTTCTGTATCGGTGTATTCTTTAAACATGTCTTCTATAGACCATTTAATAACCCACTGACCTTCAGCATTTTGCTCTGCGCCATCTTGCACAGCTATTTTATGTTTCTCTAGTTCTGGAGGAAAAACAAATATTACTGGGTCTAAGTTTAGTGTGTCTTCTACATCACTGTTCCAGACTTTAGGAAGTGATATGTTTGAAAAATGCCTACGCCACTCTCCTTGAGATTTAATTTCACCAGTTGTTCTTTCACGATAATCACTCATTAATTTGATCCTTTCTTAAAGAGTTTGACTTATGCTATAAGTTGAGTATTGTTTGAAGTAGTTCTACTATTAGTATTATAGCTGTTTTGGGTTATGGCCCAATCTGACTTTAAGTAATTACTACTATCAGGGTTATCTTTAAAGAAACTTGAGCCGAAATTGGGAGTATATAAATTTTGTCCAGAACTAGTTGCCCAAGAAAGGTTAGAACTAGGATAAGGACCACTTGTGACAATGGATAAATCACCAAAATTACCTGTCAAAGAACCGTCACTTGGGTATTTTATTAAAAAATTATGCCATCCCGTAGTAGAACCTTGTCCTTTTGCGCCTGTGTGTATATAAATATTATCATTGCTATCTATTACCATTTTTGAGGCAAACGGCCGTCTGTTACCACTGGCTTCTGCTGCAGCATCACAGAAGTTAAAATTATTAGTATTACTAGCTTCAAAGGTACGACTCCATTCATATGTACCAGAAGAGTTAAACTTCCATAAAACTAAACCTCCAGTACTGTTTCCGTCATAACTAAACAATACATAAAAATTATCTTGGCTATCAATTTTAGCATCCCATAACCACTTATCTTCTGACGTGCTAAGGCTACTTATTTCGTTTGAAGCCCACTCTACCGTTTTTCCTGTGCTTGTAAGTTTTAGTCTTTGGTAGTAAAAACGTCTATAGTAACTATAGTTTTCGTTCCAAACTGCATAAGCCCATTTGTTTCCATTACTATCAGCAGGACCAACAGCTATGGCAGAACCATTATATTTATTTCCACCACTAAAACCTGACATTTGCGGAGAAACTGGATAAGACATTTGTGGATGGTTTGTAAATATTTCATTAGTAGAATCCCATATACCTGCAAACATAAAAGGATAAGCAGAATAAAAATTAGGACTACCAGAATTGCCTACAGTACCTGCCCAGTAAACATAATCGTTATCATTGTCTACAGCAATACAGTGACCTGCTGCATCTTCACGAAAGTAACTAGAAGTAGAATACGCACTACCAGATTGCTTATTACCTGCCGCATTAAAATTATTTAACTTATCATTTGTCTGCTCAATCATAGCACCTATATAAGCATAGTACCCATCGGTGCCTTGTACCCAAAAATCTCCGTTTTCTCTAACGTGACCAAAGTTAGTATTATAATATAATGCTGAACCACCACCTACGGGATATAACCTATTATCATAACCAGAGCCTGACGAACCCGTAGAAACCATATTGTGCCCCATCCTCCATGCACCATCATTAAACATTTGATTTTGGGTTAAATCTGTATTGTATCTATATATTTTAAACTCAGGATAGCCGTATGGACCCGTCCCAAATCCGTCAATATGAAGAGTACTGTCATTGTTAAATAACTGACAATTTCTATAGTTGTAAGTAGGATCTCCGTATGAACTACCGTATGGTGAATGACTATGAACAGTAATACGTTGATTAACAGTGGGTGGTGCACCATCTTGAACTTTTTTTAAGATCATCGTTCTACGGCTATCATTAGTTACCGTTGAAACTGCGTATACAACACCACTACTATCAACATCTAAGCCACCAGGATTTAGATTACCTGCATTAGGAGACTGACTATCTGTTTTAACGTACCAGAAGTTATCAGCACCTGCAGCAGCCATCATCATAAGTTTATTGTTGATCATTTTATTATCCTAAATTATAACCTGCAACAAAACCGTACCAATTTGTACCACCATCATGTGTATAGAAAACTAACTGATCTATAGCACTTGCTCCCTCACTAAATACAGGCGTTATTTGTTTAGGCCAGTTTACAGAGCTAGGCCATGTTACTAGATAGGTACTTGCACTTGCATCTTGCACTAGTTTTAAACTAAACCCATAGGCAGTACCACTAGCAGGAGGATTGCTAAATGTAAACGTGGTGTTCTCACTTAGTGTATGGCTGAATACGTTACCTGTTTCACAGTTAATCGTTGTTGCATTACTTGATGAAGTAACAGCTTGATAGGTTTCATTGTAGGATGATACTATAAGTTCACCATCAATGTCAACATCACCAGTGTAAGTTTCTAGTGAAAAATCTGTAAGTTTACTATCAAGCTGTGTCTGGATGTTAGAAGTTACACCGCCTACAAAGTTAAGCTCTGATGTGCTTGCTGTAATACCATCAAGAGTGTTTAATTCAGCAGTTGATAATGTTGCCCCGTCAAGAATGTTTAACTCTGCAGTTGATAATGTTGCCCCGTCAAGAATGTTTAACTCTGCACCCGTAGCAGTTACGGCTGTACCACCTAAAGTAACATCAGTTGTAGTAATTGTAATGTTAGATGAACCATCAAAGTTAGCTGCACCTGACGTTACACCTGCAATAGCAATTGTACGTGCTGTAGTTAACGCATTTGCTGTAGACGCAACACCAACAACTGTAGCATTAATAGTGCCATTAACTGTAAGATCACCCGTAACTGTGCCATTACCAGACACAGCCAAAGTACCAACATTAGCTGTATCAATTGAAGCAGTATCAATGTTGGCAGTACCGTCAATGTATGCATTACGCCACTCACTGCCAACAGCACCAAGGTCATACGTATCATCTACTGATGGAATAAGACTAGATGCAACATCTGCATTTACTGTCACCGTATCTGAAGCTGCATCACCAAGTGTTGTGTTACCATTAACTGCAAGAGTGCCAGTTAGTGTTGTGTTAGTTGATACAGATAATGTACCTGTAATAGCAGTTGAGCCTAAACTAACTGCACCTGAAGATGTAATAGAACCATCTAGGTTAAGATCACCCGCCAAATAGGCATCTTTATATTTTAGACTAGATGTACCAAGGTCAACAGTGTTAGTTGTCTTAGGACGCAGTACAGAGGCTGTAGCAACTAAATCTTGCGAGGGTCCAATAACTGTAATAGGCGCACCTTCAGATGTAGTACCATCATGAGTGTGGCCCGTACTAGCATTGAAAGCTGATTCAACAGCGTTAAATTCATTGTCTAGGTCATCAGCATCAATAACATTACCATTAGCGATGTTATTAGCTGTGTCTGCTCTTACATAACCTGTACCCATGAGTTTTCCTTACTTCCTATTGTTTTCAGCAAATTCAAGTATTGCTGTATCTAACAAAAATGCTGAATTAGAACTATCATCTTCTATTCTTAGTGCTACTGTATTACCTGAACCTATAATGTTATTATTAAAAGACTGTGTACGAGGTTCACCAAATGATGTTGAGCCAAAGATAGCTGTATTATTACCGTAGAAACCACCACCACCTGCATCAGAGACTAATGAAAATGTAGCAGGTTGTATTTTAGCTCTATCGTTTTGGTTATAACGAATGTTACAATCAATATTAATTGCACCAAATGGTTTAATGTACAGATCAAGTTTATAAAATGTTTTACGTTTCTGTGGATCAGTAACAGGCATAAAGGGCGATTCATAGATAGCTACAACATTATCGCCATCACGTGATGTACCACTTTCCATACGATATATATAACCGTCATTATTAGAAAATACTACATACTCATTACCACCAATATACTGTGAATCAGCAATGTATACTTTATAACCTTTTGTTTCAGCCCACTGAAAGCCTGTACCACCTTGGTCAATAAACTTAGTACCTAGCACACCTTTAGCAATACCAACCTTTTCACCGCCTACATAACCAAACATACGATACTGTGCTTTACCACGAATAACTGTACTTGAAAAGTTTTGTGCATAACCTTGCAGTTCAGTTACAGTAGGACGTATGTTCTTGGATGCTACATCAATACCAAAGTCACCAATGCGTTCTGTTGAGCTTAATGTACGTAGTCCATCTGGACCAAGGAACATAATATCAGAACCAACTTCTTGAATTGTGTCAGCACTTAAACAACCAAGGTCTTCGGTAATTGAACTAAGGGTAAAGTCAGCTGCGCTGTTGCCAGTTAACCGCATAATCTTATCACGACAAAATACTATTAAAGAGTCACGATAAACTTTAAGACCTGTGATCTCAGAGTTAAGACCAATACTACCTGCGCCATTAGCAGGATCAAAGTCTGTGTCTGCATACGGCGCAGTAAATACAAGCTCAGTACCTACACCAAAAAACAACGTACTTTTAAACAGTTCTACAGTGCTTGCACCCTCAACCGCAGTATTACCTGTGCCACTATTGGTAATATACGTCATAGCTTGTGTACTGTCAGTATAATATACAGGATAGTTTATGCCGTCAACAAATACAATCTTTAATGCATTGTTAAAGTTATAACTTACGTGCCGTGCTTTAGCAAAAGTTATATCAGCAGCAGTTACTTTAGATGTCCAAGCAGGGGTACTATCTGTTGTATTAATTAAATAATATACACCACTACGTGCAGCAATAAACCTTTCTTCATCTGCATTTTCAACAACAGCAAGGGCTTGTGTTACACCACTACCAGTTAGCTGTGCGTCATCTAGTTTAGTGTATCCTGCTACTTTACGGTATCCACCATCAAGTGAAGGCTCAAAGTTCTGCAAAATAAATGCAGAACCTACAGCGTTAATACCTTGTTGCAAGGGGCTAATGTTAGTAACCAACCCACCTGTAAATTGTACAGGGAATGTGGACCAAGCTGTAGTCATACGTTTATACTTTCAATAAACCAAATGTATTTGGGCTGCTGTACCTTACTGTAGAACGTACATAGTCATACGTATTTATATGTAGACTACGCATATACTTAATACTCTGTTCAAACTTTTGTTGTGACAATTGAGCAGATTGATTATCTCCTCTAAATTGATAAGCATAGTACATAGCACCTTCAGTAATCACATGTTTAAATTCTTGTGGTACAGTAGGTACATCATCTTGTAATTCTAACTCTACAGGATTACGATAGTATTCATAAACTAATTCATATGCTTTATCAGGTGTAGGGAATATAATAAATTCTTGACTAGGTGTTCTAGTTACGTAGTTTGGCTTACCACGAATACTTGTAGTATTATTGTACTCATAGTCAGAATACTTGTCAAGGTATTCTTGATAGGTCATGCTTTGTAATTTAGTAGTTGTGATATTTAAACTACTATTACGTTTAATCCTAAAGCTATTCATGTCAATTGTTTTAGCATCATAAGGATAACCGTAACGTGTGACACCTGCAGTTAGTATATCTTCTTCTTCTACGTGATTCCAAGGCCAACCAAACTCTTCGTGATTGATGTGACGAATAGCGGAATTAACTGCATCTTTAGCTGTATTGTAATAACCTGTAGCTGTAGCAAAGTTAGAACTTGTAAGCTCTACTTCATTAAGCCTACGGTTTACTTCATTTACAAGTCCAAGAAAGTTATATGCCATTATTTTTCCCTCACACGTAGGAATACAGTACGTTCAAATATTAAACCATCAGAGGTAGTAATGTTACAATATAGTTTATATTTAATGTTATCTGTACCAAGCCCCATACGTGCAGTTGCTGTTGTATTTGTACTTGTAGCTGAAACTAATTGAATACCATAAACAATAGGACCACTTGCAACTAGTTCAGTTTTAGTTCCATCTGCATCATCTACATACCATGTAACAGAGTTAATGGTTGCTGGCGCAATAAAACGAGACCAATCAATACTGTAATCGGTTAATTCATCTGGGTCTTTATTAGGCCATTTTAATGACATTCTGTGTTCCTATTATGCTGCACGTACATAGGACGTGTTTGTATTAGAAGATGCGGCAGATATATAAACTGTACGTTGTCTACTATAGTCATCTTTAATTGATTCATAGTCAAACTGTACAGCATCAATTGTTTCGTCACCTACCGTAAACGTACCCTGTACGCCTGTTGGTACTACTACAGCTTGGCAATCTAATGTAACAGTATCAACTGCGCCTGTGCCACTTACACCTTTACCATCTAAAGACACGTCAGCATCTGATGTAATTATAACTTCATCACCGTCTACTAATGGTGAGTCAGTAATACCCTGTAGCCCAAAACCAGTAAGTGTAACTGTAGGACCAAAACCTGCACTAACATTAATGTGAGCAAGATTGGCTGCGTTTACAATGTCAGTAGAAGCATTTGTACCATCAAAATGTAATAATGCTAACGTGTCATCATCTACTGTAAAGGCAGAGGTACGTGGAGTAAAGCCTGTTCCAGTATACTGTGCTACATTAGAAAGTCTTACTTCGTCAATGTAACCATCAAAATCACCAAAACTATTTTTACCTACAGTAAAAGTACCATTGTCTGGGCGGTTAGCAGTAGAACTTGATTCCTCTAATGTTCCGTTAATGTATAGTCTATGAACGTTTCCTTCACGTTCAACCGTAATCATAGTCCAGACATTTGCAGAAACTCTGGTATCAGAAATAAAGAGAGTCGTTGATCCTGCAACAGTACCTTGGACTTGATTTCCTATTAAATAAACACTTAATAGAGAACTTGTACCAGACTGAAATAGTCCTTTATAACCTGTAACGTTGTCAGGTCTAATCCACATATCTACTGTGAAATCACCTGAACTTAAATCAATGTTACTATCAGACTCTACATAATCATTTGTTCCATCTAACAGTAATGATGCAGTGCCAAACTTTTGTTGTGCTGTAGAAAGTTGTGCATTACCCTCTGCTGTAAATGTTGAGAATGAGTCTGCATCTGTTATGTTACCCGTTGCAGATACGCCAGTAATAGTTGGTGTTACACCTGTACCTAAAGTAAAGGTTATACCATCGTCTATTGCACCTGTAGCTGATACACCTGTAGGCACAACACCCATGCCTATGCCTACGGTGCCTACTTGAAGTGTACTTTCTACACCACTAACAATAACACGAGAAATTGAAGCAACGCCTAGTGCAGCACCATTAACATCAATGGAACCTGAAACACCTGTTAGTGTAACTATTACATCAGTTGGCTCTGTACTTTCACCAAAAGATGTTACACCAAAAGCATTTTGTGCGTAGACCATGCTTTACTCCTTATGCAGCAGCATCACTTGAAAGTACACCGTACCAGTTTGTACCACCATCACGTGTATGGAAGACTAGAATATCTGTTTCACCATTTGCAGGGGCATCTGGGGCTGTACCACCTGCCCACTTAACTGAGCTAGGCCATGTGACTGTTGAGCCGTTGCCTGTTAGTTGTAGGATGAAGCCTACTGAACGGTCAGCTGTTACGCTACCAAAAGTAAAGGTAGTGTTGCCTGACATGGTAAGGCTAAATGCACCTGCGTTATTTGCATCAGGTGCAGGGGTAGTGCCAGATAAAGGGTCATAGTCTTCTTGCAGGCTTTCAGCAAAAACAGTACCAGAAGCATTTAAAGTACCTGTTAAAGTAAGCGTCCCTGTATAAGTATCACTTGTATCACTTCGTAAATAACTTGCGCCATTAACACCATCTAACAATTCACTATCGGCTGCTTTTGCAGTAGTGCCTAGCTTACCATCCAATGCAGTTTGCAAACCATCTACGTTTGAGATAACGTGATTGTGACTATCATCGGCTACAGTAACAGTGAGTGTAGCGTTGCCAAGGTTAGTGAATGTAGCAGAACCAGATGCATCACCAGATAATGTTAGTGTAGGATCAGCAGTGGCTGTAGTTGCAATAGACACGTTACCCAAGTTGGTCATTGTGCCTGAACCAGTAACTGCGCCTGTTAAAGTAATTGTCGGATCAGATGTAGCAGTAGTGGTGATGCTGATATTGCTAGAGCCATCAAAGTTAGCATTACCTGTAACCGCACCTGTCAGTGCTACATTACGTGCAGTTGTTAGAGCAGCAGCAGAAGTAGCTGTACTTGCGTTACCACTAAGCGCAGCAGTAATAGTACCTGCACTAAAGTTACCTGATGCATCACGGAATACAATAGTACTTCCAGTATTTGCGTTTGTTGCATTTGATGCGACAGTAAATGTACCACCTTCAGTATTAACACTGCCGCTAATACCATTTCCTGATGTTGCACCTTGCTGAACATAGTTACCTGTAGTGTCAGTACCTAGTGCTACGGAGTTAGCAGCAATAGTAGTTGCGATAGATGCATTACCTGAACCGTCAAATGAAGCAGAAGTACCCGTAACATCTCCTGTAAGACTAATAGTACGTCCTGTAGCTAATGTTGTAGCTGTATCTGCATTACCTTCTAGGTTAGCTACAAGTGTTCCAGTAGTGATTGTAAGGTCACCAGTGCTTGCACCAGTAAATGAACCTGTACCTACAATAAACTTATCTGCAGATTCATCAAAACCAATAAACGCATTGTCACTATCGCCACGTTCTATAACAAGTCCTGAGTCATTTGCAGGTGTACCTGTTGTTCCGTTAGCAAGTTCTATCAATGCATCACTAACAACCATGTTAGTTGTGTTAACTGTAGTTGTAGCACCATTTACTGTAAGGTCACCAGACAATATTAAGTCAGTACCTGTGACTGCTCCTGTAAATGCACCACCTGTAGTAGATATACTTTTAGTTTCTGCAGCACCGCCCATACCTGAGTGTACACTACAGTAATAATATAGTTTAGCAGCTACATCCTGCTCAAAACGTACTTGAGTATATGCACCTGCACTACCTGGAGTACCTGATGTAGTAACACCTGTAGTAAACTCACTACCGCCACCGTGTGTACCATCTGATGTTGTACTAAAACGTAATGGGTGTCCTGAGTTTGAACTATCCGATTGATCAAACCGATATGTCACAGATGGTTTAAGTATTGCTGTTTGCTGTACTGTACCATCAAGTGCATACTTGTTGCCACCAGAGTTTACAACTGTAACCGTAATTGTTGATATAGGACTAATACCATCACGAGGTATAGTCGCATCTACATTGCCTGATCCGTCTTCTGCCGTAACTGTAATAGAACCACTAGCACTGTCTACCTTTAGACCATCACCTAATTCAGATACATCACTGCTATTTAAGAATACTGCTTTTTCAGCAGGTTGTGTAATAAACACTTCAGCTTGTGCAGTAAGACTTACGGCACTACCTGAGTTGGAGCTTTCTAGAACAGTAGTACGAGCTAGTGTGGCTGTACTTTCAGTCCACGTTCCTAACCCGACTTCATATTCATTTGTACTAGGCTCAAAGATACCATAGTAAGTAGTATCACCGTCTGTCAAAGCAGCAGCAAAAGTCTGGAACCCATCAATGGTGCCATTAAGTACAATACTTCCTGTACCCGTAGTGGTAGTGGTTTGTTTTACTCTGTCTTTTAGTACAAGAGCCATAGTTTATGCTCCTATTTATGCGATACGAATAATTGCATTAGATGCATCTGCAGCAGGGAACTCAATAGTAAAGTCACCGTTTGTAGATGTTTGTGTTCCACCAAAGTCAATTACACAAATAGCCTTATTTGATTGAGATGAATTATAAATGATACAACCGTCTGCAGAAATAGTTGAGGAAGTAAATACTTCATCGTCAATGTCTACAATACCTGTTGTGCCATCTACTGAGATAGTAACGTTGTCTAGTACCTGTCCACCAGCTGTATAGCCAGTACCAGTAGCTTCATCAGAGTTACCTGTTACGTCAGAATAGTTAGTAGTTGCTGCACCATACGTACCTGTAGGTGAAGCTTTAATTAGTGCAAGCTTAATTGAGTTGGTATCCAAATCATGAGTACCACCCAGTAGTTCCGACTTAAAGCTTGTACACATTGCTGTTGTGATAGCCATTATTGGAGTCCTTTTTTAAATGAGCGTAAAGGGGCCACTATAAAAGCAGCCCCTTAATTTGCTTTAGTTATGCTAGTGTATCACGGTCAACTTCTGCTGCGCCACGAGTTGCCTCGTTAACGTCAACAACAATTGCCCATACACGTGCAGTAGATGCTGCAGGCGAACCAGAAATAGCAGCAACAGCATCAATTGTATCTGATGCAGCAACAACCGCTTGCGTCTGAGTGCCATACACAAATGTACCTGCAGTAGCTGCATCTACAGATGTAGCTGCCATAAAGGTTGTAGTGTCATCAGCAACAGCAACAGTGTAAGAAGTTACATCGTCAACTGCATCAATCAGTTCAACACCAGCTGCAATAACAAGCGTACCTGCTCCTACAGTTGGTCCTGCGACTCTACCTGATGCTGTTGGAAGTTCAATTTCCTTCTCAACCATATATGCTTTTGACAATAAAGAAGTAGCTTTACCCATAATGTAATCCTCCCTTACGCCAAGTTATATGCTGC